TTCCATTCAAGTTTATTCATCACTTCACGAATGATGGTGACGTGGACCTCGAGGTGGACGAAGATGTAGACTGTTTGTCCGAGTTTCTCTGTGAAAAGCTCATCTGGGAAAATGATAGTGGGGATGATGAATAAAGGCTTAAAGATATATACCGCGATCAATTTAATGAGCGTTTTGCAAAATACACCAACACTCGTTTATATAATTACCAATCAAGCATTTTCACAAGTTAAAATCGGTTTAACCAATCAGATAAACAGACGTTTACGGATATTGAATACCGGTGTTCCCCATAGATTTCATGTTTATCATTCATTATCATTTGATTCACGAGACGTAGCCAAAAGAATTGAACAGCAATTACACAATATGTTTGATTCTGAACGAGCTCCTAATGGCGAATTTTTTGATATTAACCCCAATGTAGCACGTGAAGAATTGACAAAACTTTATAATATGGAAAACCTAAGTTAGAGTTTTGAATTGTAATAAGTATATCTAAATGGAGAGCGTCCAAAAGCTCACCCACATCGAGCACATTCTCAAGAGACCTGATTCCTATGTCGGTCCAGTTGAACTTGGCACGGAACACTACTGGGTTCTCCAAGGTGATGCATTCACCAAGAAGAATCTCAAGTATTCCCCAGCTCTCTTGAAAATCTTTGATGAAATCCTCGTCAATGCGATCGACCGCAACTCCCTCCACCCCAAGGGTGTAACCTCCATCTCCGTCTCTATCGACAAGGACCAAGGCTCTGTTACGATCGAGAACAACGGACCCCTTGGTGGTATCGGTGTCCGAATGCATGAGAAGGAGGGTCTATGGAACCCTGAACTCACCTTCGGTCACCTCCTCACGAGCACCAACTACGATGACAACCAAAAACGTATCGTGGGGGGTCGCAATGGCTATGGTGCCAAATTGACCAATATTTACTCCTCGGAGTTCTCTGTGATCATCAAGGACCATGAAGTGAAGCAAACCTACACACAAGGGTGGTCCAATAATATGACAACCTGTCACCAACCCAAGATTAAGAAGCATGCAGGTGCCACGTCATCGGTGTCCATCACCTTTACCCCCGACTGGAAGAGATTTGGGATGTCCAAGATGGACGAGTCAATCTACCAGATTTTCCAAAAGAGGGTTTGGGATGCAAACATCTGTACGACCCCCAACTGTAAGGTCAAGTTCAATGGAGATGTTCTCCCAAAGACGTCTTTCGAAGCCTATGCAAAGATGCATGAGGGCGTTGAGAATGTGTGCTCCGTCGTGTCTGATAGGTGGTCTGTGTGTATCGGTCCGGCTGAGAATGGCATGGAACAGGTATCCTTCGTCAATGGTATCTGCACAACCAAGGGTGGGAACCATGTGGATCACGTGGCATCCCTGGTGGCAAATGGAATCATTGAGGACATGGCGAAGAAGATCAAATTGAAGCCCCAACAGGTGAAGAACACGTTCAACATCTTCGTCAAGGCAACCCTCGAGAATCCCACATTCTCGAGTCAGGTAAAGTCTGAATGCACCTCAAAGTCCCAAGACTTTGGCTCGAAGTTTGATCCCCCGAAGAACTTCATCAAGAATGTCCTAAAGACTGGAATCCAAGATGAACTCCTGGCACTCTCAAAGTTCAAGGAGATGAAGGAACTCAAAAAGTCTGACGGTGCCCGGAAGTCCAAGATCACGGGGATCCCCAAGCTGGATGACGCGAACAAGGCTGGCACTGCGCAGTCTGGGAAATGCACACTCATCGTGACAGAGGGTGATTCGGCGAAGACCTTGGCGGTCGCGGGTCTCTCTGTGGTTGGAAGGGATCACTATGGTGTCTTTCCCCTCCGTGGGAAGTGTAAGAATGTGAGGGATGTTTCGGTGGCTCAACTGTCATCGAACCAGGAGTTCAATGACCTCAAGAAGATCTTGGGTCTCCAACAGGGTAAGGACTACAAGGATGTGTCCGAACTCCGCTACGGGAGGCTCATGATCATGACGGATGCAGATAACGATGGCTCGCACATCAAGGGTCTCATCCTAAACATGATCCACTACTTCTGGCCAAGCCTCCTCAAGTTGGGATTTGTGGTTTCGATGGTGACCCCAATCATCAAGGCCACGAAGGGTTCGGAGACTATGTCTTTTTACACCGACTCAGCTTTCAGAAGTTGGTATGGATCTGGGAAGACTGGATGGAAAATCAAGTACTACAAGGGTTTGGGTACCTCAACATCTGTGGAGGCGAGGGAGTACTTCAAGAAGATTCGGGATCTCACAGTCAAGTTTGACATGGATGTGATGACTGACACGTCGATCGTTCTCGCATTTGACAAGAAGATGGCGGATTCACGGAAAACCTGGCTCCTCGACAGCACAGCCAAGGAGGCTTCGGAACTTGAGGTTCCCTATGGGGATGTGAAGCAACTTGACATCACAGACTTTGTTCATAAGGATCTAGTGAACTTCAGTCTCGCAGACCTAAAGCGATCAATCGCCCACGTGGCTGATGGTCTCAAACCCTCCCAGCGGAAGGTTATGTATTCTTGTTTCCAGAAGAACCTCAAGGATGAGATGAAGGTGGCACAGTTGGCAGCCTATGTGGCTGAAAAGAGTGCCTACCACCACGGTGAAGTTTCCCTCGCAGATACAATTGTCAAGTTGGCGAACGACTATACGGGGTCCAATAACATCAACCTCCTCGAACCGTGTGGTCAGTTTGGAACCAGGTTGATGGGTGGGAAGGATGCATCTCAGACGAGGTACATCTTCACCAAGCTGACCAAAGAGGCTCGAAAGCTCTTCGACCCCAAAGATGATGCAGTTCTCAACTACCTCGACGATGATGGGCGCCCCATCGAACCAGACTTTTACATGCCCACTTTACCTATGGTTCTGGTGAATGGCACTGAAGGTATCGGTACGGGTTTCAGTTGCTACGTGCCCCCTTTCAACCCCGAAGATATCAAAGAAAACATCAAGAGAACTTTGGGTGGTGAAGACCTCATCGAAATGAAGCCGTGGTTCAGGGGTTTCAAGGGACGGGTCTACAAGGATGACACAGGTCTCTGGATCACGGAGGGTATTTACAAAGACACTGGTTCCAGACTCAAAGTCACAGAGCTCCCACCCGGACGATGGACCCAAGACTATAAGGAGTACCTGGATACACTCGTGGAAAAGAAGATGATCAACAGCTACACGAACAACAGTACCACAGAGGATGTGGATTTTGAGATTTTTGGCTACACCGGGAAGGACCTGATGAAGGACCTCAAGATGAAGAAGACGTTCCACACCTCGAACATGCACCTCTTCCACCCAACCCGGGGTATCCACAAGTATGCGAATGCCGAAGAAATTCTTCGAGATTTTGTGGAACTCCGATTGGAACATTACAAGAAGCGAAAAGCACACCTAGTGGATGTGTTGGAGAAGCGAGCCGCGATGTGTGGTCACCGCGCAAAGTTTGTCACAATGGTCATAGAAGGTGACCTCGTGGTATTCAAAAGAAAGAAGAAGGACCTAGAGGCTGAGATGTCTGCGACGTTTCCGAAAATTGAGGGAAACTACGACTATCTCCTCAACATTAGGACGGTTGAATATACGGAGGAGCGTGTAAAAGCCCTCATGGATGAAGAAAGACAGGCAAATGAGGACTTGGAACGCATATTGAAAACGAGTCACATCACGATGTGGAAAATGGATATTAAAAATATATAAGTAGTAAGTAGATATGGGTGAAGCCGCTAAGATTTCCCTAAAAGCTATTGGAAAGCAGGATACACAACTACTTTCCAAAGACCCAGACGAATCATTTTTTAATTACAACTCAGAGAGACACTCCGAATTTAGAAAGTATCACCGCGTTCGAAATGTTGTAAATAATGGTACCATAGCCGAGTGGCCATTTGGAAATATTGTTAAGGTTCAATTCAATCCCACCAATATGGGGGATCTTTTGAGTAACATGTATCTGAGTATCAAGATGCCGGGTATAACTGATGGTAACTACGCCGACCAATTGGGGCGTCACATCCTCAAAAGTGTCACAATGTTTGTAGATGACATCGAGGTTGAGAAGATCCATGACGATTGGGGAATTATCTACGATGAATTGTACTTGGAAATATCTGAAAAAGTGGCGAATAGATTTCTCGTCAATCGAAATTTGGGATATGATGACTCAAGTAATAATGAAACCTATGCGCGTTTAGAATCGAATCTGCTTATTCCACTTCACTTTTTCTTTTCGAGAAAATATGCAAGTGATGAATATTCCTCAAATAAACCAAACCGTCCATATTTTCCGGTGTGTTCAATTTTTAAACAAAAAATTGAGTTTGAGTTGGAGTTTCACCAACAGACATTTTTTACTAATACAACTGATACACTCAGTCTACAGTCATTCAATCTCGTAACTGAAGAAATCACTGTCAGCCCAGAAGAAAGGAATTATTTAGTGAGTGAAAATCAAACACTCGTCACAGACCTCGTCAGAAAACATCCCGTAATTGTGAGCGAACTTGGTATAGATAGAATCATAAACAATCTTGTACCAAACATCCCCGTCAAGTGTATTCACTGGTTTTTGAGAAATACAAATTTTGAAGTTGAAGGTGATGCTATTGGATCTTCAGATGTAAATGAAGAAAGGCTTTACCAAAACCGTTTCAACTTTTCATCGAGTGCGACGTTTGACGAAATACAAACATTTTTCAATCCCATCATGGAGACTGCGAGTATTTACATTAACGGTAACAAGTTGCCGAATGTTACAAAGACGGATCACAACTATTATAAATACCTCATACCATTAGAAACACGTCTGGCGAGACCATTTAGAAATGTATATACATATAGCTTCTCGATGAATCCGATAAATGTGGAACCATCGGGGAGCTTAGATTTCAGTCAAATACAATCAGATAAAACGAATATAGATGTGAAATTGGATACAACGAAAGTGGATGTGTCTTCTAATACGTACTCTCTGAACCTGTACTATACAGGATACCAAACGTTTGTGTTTGATAGGGGTTTTATGTCACTCGCTTACTAAACAATGACGACTTATTGTCGCTGATATAATCTACGATGTTGTTCTTGATACACCATTTGATGAAATTCAACTGTGCCAGGGTTGTATGAATTTCATGAGATGTTCCGGGCACTGTGTATGCAAACTTCTCGGCTCGACAAAAGGGATCGAAAAGTTTCTTACTGTACCCATCCAGACTTGACTTGTACGCACAGTGAACGGTAAAGATTTTTCCATCATTTGTTTTGAATGTTGTGTGGTTCTTCTTTGCGTAGGTGGTGATAAACCATTCGATATTCCGGAGTGAAATACCACCAGATTTACCCAAAATATCAATTAATTTTGTTCTGTGTCCCTCTTCGGTGTAAAAATTGTTTATAGATGTTAGTAGGATTCCAGTTTTGCTCATTATTAAACAAAGTACTCAAATCTATAAGCCCTCTTTTCACATGCTGGACAACCGGGAACATTTCTTAGGTCGGGGTCGTTATGGTTATGCTCAATACCAGATCTTCTTACTATCTGTGGGTACGGTAATACTTCACCCTGCTCTTTATGAACATTGCAATACTTACTATCTTCATCAACAACCTTATATGTACATCGCGTCAAATCATTCATGATCCCTCTACAAATACCGGGAGCACATGTATCTGGAATACTGCGCGTAAGAGACTCTAAAGAAATTTGATGCTTCTTCGAGATGTTGACGTTGTGTTTATTAATCTCTATGACCAGAGACCTTTCACGCTCTTCATTTACAAGTTGAAGCAGTTTGGAGTCGAAACTCATCTTTTAATGCTATCTTGTTCGTATTGTTTAAATATATTTTGGAGAGATTGTGACCGAGCCTCTTTAATCCTTCCCTTGAGATCCGATACGTTCCCTGATTCATCTAAACCCCTCTTTTTACACTCCTCGATGAGTTGATCCCTTTTCATGGTGCTGATGGCGGGTCCCAGTTTCTTTTTTTTGGGTTTATAGTGCTCAATAATCTCACCGAAGATCTCCTGTTTGGTATTTTCGAATAACGGATCTAAAAGATCACACACAGGATTGAGAAACTTGTTTTCAAAGTAGTACTGATAATCCACAGGGATGTTGTGCTCCTCAACATACTTGGGGTCTTCGGACTTTTCAAATGCTTTCGCATTTGGATCATCCGTCTTTGTCAGTAAGTAAGGGACACGATCACCAGATTGGGGTTCTGATCCAGGTTTTCGTTCCCTCATCTTAACGACGACCTGAACATGTGATTGGTTTATATTCACACTCTCCGGGCTTGTAATCGATACTGGATCTCCCTTAATTTTATAGGTATCTGAAAGCGATTGACTCAAAATCAGCTTTTCATTTGGTATTTCACCAGAGAGGAGTTCGTTCGCCCTCTTTTTGGCCAACTCCTTGGGTGGTCCGGGATCACTCGATGTGAGAACAACATCGAGAAGCTCTTTGCACACCTCCCGTACATGGGGTGTGTTATCTCGGCGGACGACCTGAAGACCCTTGATGTCAATGTAGTCCATGTGCATCTGGTCATCCTTCCCTTTGGTCCAAAGTTTGGCGGCGTACCGTTTTTTAGAGTAAAGGAAGTAAGGCCAGTAGACCTTCTCCAGCTCAAGGTTGTTGGGTTTCTTGAAGAGGGCACTACATTCTTCCGCCGCTCTCTCACCCACCTCCCAACTGTACCTAACAGCATCCTCACCCGTACGCCCCCCAACATCGAACTCAACCATCACTGAATCGGTGTCCCCATACCTAACCTTTGCACCCGGGAAGTTAGCCTCCACATAGTTCTTCGTCTCCTCGATCATCCCCCGACCCCTACATGTCGTCGTAGATGCAATTGGGACACATGGGAGAATACCCTTCCCTGCACCAGTGAAACCATACACAGAGTTCATAGAAACTTTATAGGCCAATTGCTTACCATTATAGACCTCCTTCATCGACCCAGTGGCGTTAGCCATGTCCCGCTTAGCCTTTTTGCGGAACTGTTTGAGTTCGAGAAGAATGGCGGGTAAAAGACTTTCAACACCTTGAGCAAACTTGTAGGTTTTGTCACCAATCTTAAAAGTTTCGTACGTGACACCCGGAACATTACCGTACCGCCTCTCGTCCATGACATACGTCGAATAACAGAGGTTGTGAGCCATCATGATCGAAGGGTACAGGGCTTCGAAATCCAAGGCTGTGATTGGTGTGTAATACGCACCCTTTTGAGCCTCTAGAACCGTCGCACCCTCGTAGGGTTCTTCTGGAAGAGCACCGTACTTGATTGTCGGAACCATGTACCCCAACTCTCGAGCCTTCTTGGTAAGCTGACTGAACACCTTAATCTGCTGACCGCGTTCAACCAAGAAACACAGGGGGACCCACGTCGCCTTTGCCATCTCTAAGAGGTTGAGGAGTGTGCATAATTTTTTCAATAATTTATGGGGGAGGAGGGTATCTTTGATGCAGTATTCAGCAACTTCACCCAACTTTTGGGGATCGCCCTCATTATAACGAGCAAACATCTCCTTTGGTGACATGTCAATCTTCTGGTCTCCCAGGTACAGTTTCGAAACTTCATTCAACTTGTACGAATCCAATTTGTAACCCTTCTTGACTTCGTGGAACATATCAAAGATGAACCTTCCAGTCATAGGGAGGAGCTTTAGAAAGTTATCACCCAGGGCACTCGAACTCAACTTCTTCATCAAGAGGTCACTTGGTGGATCGTGGAGCTTACCAAGATTGAAAAACTCCTCGTGACACCCAGTCATGTGCGCCCTCTTGTAGATGTACTCGAGATCGAAACCAAAAATGTTCCACCCGGTGATAATATCCACATCCTTTTCATGGATGTACTTTTGGAAGGCTTCGAGCATTCCCCTTTCGGTGTCAAAGCTCACAACGTTGGGTCCCTCCGTCTTCTTGTAACATAAGCACACTTTTTCGTACGGTTCGTCGCTTCCAAATTTACAGAGAGATAGGGCAATTTGAAAACATGCATCATCCGGTACGTCAGCACTCGGGAACTTACCAGTGGAACTATTACACTCGATATCGACCGACGCTACAACAAATGGTGCGATGTCATCCCGATCCACTGGCTTCAACGTCCTCCAGTCATTACACCATAGGTCGATGTCAACCTTTGCGAGATGGGAACGAACACATTCGGAGCCTGTGTCCAACCAACCAGTGGATTGAATACCAGTGCGATGCATCAATCTCAGGACAGGATCCAAGTTCGATTCATAGACGTGATACTTTTTGAAAGTATTGTTATAGGCAAATACTGAATTAACCTTCCTACGGTCAGCGAGTGTCTTGAAGTTCAAGCGCATGTAGGCAAACATCTCATTATTTTGAAAACCCCATACATCCTTCTTCCTCGTGACACTGTAACTCGTGACATGATCTTCGCGGATTTTGTTCAAGTCATCGAACAGTAGCCGAACCTCTTGATCAGTTGTCCCCCTTGGTAATTTAACGAAAAAGTATGGTTCAAACACAGTCGTGACGCACACAGACTTACCATCTTCCGTTTTACCCAGAATACTAATTAGATGTTCGTCATCTTCATCCCTCGCCTCCCATGTCAAAGCTTGAAATACCACCATATGTTTATATCCAGCCAAATTTTTAATATCATTTACTAATAAATGTCTGCTGCTTTAATTGAGCTCGTGTCGGTGGGAGCCCAGGATGTGTACATCACTGGTGACCCCCAGGTCAGCTTTTTCCGTCAGAACTACAAGCGATACACCAACTTTGCCATGAAGCCCGAACGCATGGATTACATCGGTACATTTGGTGACTCCAATGAAGTCACCATCCCCATTCGCTCCAAGGGTGATCTCATGAGCTACATCTGGATTGAGGCTGATGGTATCGCCGAGGTTGGAACCAACTCGGATGGTCTTTTCTCAAAGACCGCTGCCAGCCCCACAGAATTCCAGCTTTGGATCGGTGGTCAATTGGTCACCACACTTGACTCCCTTTACATTCAAGGTGTTCATAACACCCTCATGAGGGACTCGTCGGCTAAGGCTTCCTTCGCTGTCACCACCAACACCCGGAAAGAGAATCACTCTGGGAACTACTACATGATCCCCTTCTTCTTTGGGGAAGACTGGACCAAGGCGCTCCCCCTCATCGCACTCCAGTATCACGATGTTGAAATTCGTGTCAAGTGCCGTGATGGATTTACACCCAATGTGACCCCCAAGGTGTTTGGTAACTACATCTACCTCGATACAGATGAGCGTAAATACTTCACGGACAATGAACACGAACTTCTCATCACCCAAACACAAAACCAACTCACCTCCAACACCGATACTGACATTGACCTGAGCTATTTCAATCACCCAGTCAAGTCCCTCCACCTCGTGTCCGGTAATGCCAATGATGCCAACTACGTCGAGGAATACAGCTTTGACACTGCATCTCTTTACATCAACGGTACCCCCCTTTTCGAAAACATGTCTAACGTGTATCACCATGACGTCGTCGCCGAAATGCATTGCACCGATCTCCCCGATGGTGCAATCGACAACGTTCCCACCTACTCGTGGCCCTTCTGCCTCACCATGAGCAAGATGCAACCCACCGGTTCCCTGAACTTCTCTCGTATCGATAACGCGAAGCTCACCCTTACCAACCCAGCCCATGGTAACCAGCTTCACCGCGTCTATGCGGTCAACTATAACATTCTTCGTATCAAGAATGGTATGGCTGGTGTCGCTTTCGGTAACTAGAAGCCTAAGTCAGTTGAAAAAAAAAGAAAATAAAAAGTAAGATGGTTAAAGTACGTAGCGTTCGTACAACTTCTTCCCGGATTGTAGTGGAACTCGAGAAACCCAAGAGAGTCACCAAGTTCAAACCATCCGCGAAGGAGAAGAAGCTCATAAAAATTGCAAAAGAGGCTATCGATCAGCTCGGCAAAAGTCACGATGAATTGGAAACCGAAAGGGAAAAATCTGCCAATCAAATAAAGTTATTAAAAGAGGAAGTAAACCATTGGAGGACAACTTGGGGTAGACTTGATATTGAAAATTTGGATCTGAAAAAACAAATCGCAGAAGCATCAATCACACGGACCACCTGTGAGTGCTTCGAGCATAAGGTCTCGAAGGTAAAACTCCACGCAGTTGAAAATCTTTTGAAAAAAGTGGGTGCTGGACCAAGAATGATGAGGACGTCCAAGGGGATCTATAATTGTGTCACGAACTCCCCGGATATCATGAGTAAAAGGTCTAAGACGATTGCCGCTGGTATCGTTCACTATTCAACTGAGCCCAAAATGACCCGGAAGGAAAAGCAGGAGTTTTGCAAAGTTTCGGGCGTTTCCGCCCTCTCCATCAACAAGATGACCCACTTGATTCAGGAGCACCTCTCTAGTTCCATTCATCGATGAGTTTTTTTGTTTTTTCATACATTCCCTTCGCGTAAAAGGTATCCTCCTTGAGATCCTCCCAAATTGTGAGACGATGTCGTAGAAATTGTAGAAACCTCTCCGGATCTTCAGGAGACTTGTAACGAAATTTTTCAGCATTGAGAGCTTTATCCATAGCTGCGGAACGTAGTTCCATCGAACGCTTAGCGATTTCCTCGGGGGTGAGACGTGTGAATACCTCAACCTTTTTGCTGCTCATATATACTTCAAGTGACGCAAAACTTTATATTGCCTAATATAAAATGAAAAACAGTTCAACCCGAGATGCCAAAAAAGCTCGTGAAGTATTTAACACTCTGAAAGAAGGTCCTACCCCATACCTCGATTCCAAAGGTCGTCGGATTAGGAAGAGTAAAAACGGTGCCGTCTTTACACAAAATTCCAATGGTAATCGTAATTATAAACCGAATGCGGTGATGATTAAATCTGTTGCCGCCAATGCTCCGATAAAAGCGATTACCAAGAACAATATAAATACCATTCCTAAAAATATTCGCCCAAACAACAACAACAACTTTAATGTACTGTACTACTGTAAATCATGCCAAAGAACGTATGATGGGTTTGCTCAATGTTGTTTTGACATGGATCACATCGAAGTAAAAATCTCAAAGAATAATAAATGATTCCCCTCATTCTCGTTGGTGGTCTCGCTGCTCTCACAGCCTACACCTACTTTGGACAAAATCTCATATCTCCAGAAGAAGCCAAGCGACTGATCAAGAGTGGTAAAATCAAAGCTGTCATCGATGTTCGCACGATCATGGAGTATCGCGCCGGTCACTACCCCAAAGCACTCCACATCCCAGTGAACAAGATGAATGAAAAAACAACATCAGAACTCCCCAAGAAGGGACTACTCGTCTACTGCAACACTGGACAGCGGGCCAGATTTGCAGCAGAGAAATTGGAAAGTTTGGGGTTTGAGGATGTTTATTATATCGCTGGACTTTACTCTACCTTACTTTAATCTATCAAGTCTGGGTTTTTCTCGATTTATAAACACTAAGACTTCGATTGGGTCTCTCGAGAGCTCAACAGAACCGTGTGTATTTAATGGATGCACATATTGAACACGAATCAAATCTACTATGACCTGTTTCTGACCAGAAGCCTGACTGTAATGAACAGCCAACGCAGCAGCATCCTTTTTAGTTTCTTTTGGTAAGAAATCTCCATCATAAGAAACTACGACATGTGAACCCGGACACCCCTTGACATGAAGCCACCAATTCGCCGCAGGACTCGACTCAGTAAGTTCATAATTCTCTTTGGCATTTGTACCAACTCTAATAGTAATTCCATCCAGTGATTTATATGTCTTCATATGTTTTAATAAATTCTATCCTTTATTTATAATGCATGTCATTCTCAAACCCAGTCCCTCTATCACTCATCGGTATAGAGTAACTTTACCATGTAAAAGGTCGATAGATTTTGGGAAAAATGGGGTTGACTACTACGTAGATCACGGAAATCCTCGTATCATGAGGGCGCAACTTCTTAGGAAGGGAGCAATCATCCCCAAGGAGGTGCGAATTGAGAGAAATCCCTATGAAATACATAGGGGTATGTTAAAAGTTAAGGAAAGTACTATAGAAGATTGGGATAACTACCTTTCTCAAGAGTATTGGGAGCGTTGGTTACTTATGTCATTTTCTCATATGCACAAGTCCAAGCTTTGGATGGCGACACAGGAGGGTGTGCTCTTCATGCCCGTGCCCGAAGATTTTTGGTATTGCTCTAAACCCCTGTAGAACCGAAACCACCCTCACCCCGGATGGTTTCCTGGAGGAGACCAATCTCTTCAACTGGTGGAGTCTCACACCTCTCTAAGACGAGTTGTGCGACGCGGTCACCCATCTTTACTTCCAAGTCCTTACTTCCATGATTGAAGAGAAGGACTTTGAGCTCACCCGTATAGTCAGGATCGATGACACCCGCACCAACTTGAATACCATTCTTCATCGCCAACCCAGATCTTGGAGCAACCCGACCATATACCCCGGGGGGGAGTGATACCGCGATGCCCGTGGAAATCAACCCACGATTACCACCTTCAATAACCCCATCACAATTACTGTAGAGATCGTACCCTACTGCGCCATCAGAACCTCGAGTGGGAAGAATAGCATCATATGTAAGTTTTTTAACACCAAGGGACATTATACATCTTATTCGTCGTTATTCTTTAATGCATTGCACTCAGAGGGTTTCGAACCCCCGGCCTCAAGCTTACTAAGCTTGCGCTCTACCACTGAGCTATGAGTGCCACGAGAGACACCTCCCTCCCACTGAACACTACACTCTTCAAATCTTTAAGCACTTGGGGGTGTGTTCATATGACGTCTTTTTCTCGAGTGTAGCCAAATCTTTCTCAACCTTCTTCTCGAGACCTGAGCACCCATGTTTCTCAAGATGAAGACAGCGGGGGCAAAAACTTCCACTACAGTGCTTACAGTCTATGGGCACTCCACATTTCTTCTTACACAACTGACAGGGCATATACTATAGTATTACAAGCTATTTTTAAGTCTATCGAAATGGAGTTGTCTCACATATTTAGGGTTACGATAAAACAAAGCACCCCCCGATAGTTCTTCGGGTGCAATCCATGTGAATTTGAAGTCATCAGGTAAGTTGAGCAAATGTTTTATCACAGACTTTCCAGGGTCGTGAATATCTTTGTAATATTGACCTTTCTTGTGCGCCTCGCGCTTCCTCTTGTTACACGATTGACACATTGGCTGGAAATCTGAGATTTTGAGATCGGATAAGGCGATCGTATAATCATCATTCACGTGATCGCATTCGATTCTATCATCGACATCGCAAATGATACATCTCGCACCCGGTCCACATATTACGGAATGTATACGACGGGGTATAGTCCGTGAATTCGCGCTATGGCGTCCCCATACATATAAACCCACTACTTCACCCTTTTTTGGGTGTGGTAAAGTGGCTATATCCAATTTTTGTTGTTTATATTTTTCTTCATCCTCATCCTTTAGATTTTTATGAAGGGGGTTTCTTTTTGTTTTGTACACAACAGTGATCCTGAAATACTTTTCAAAGTTGGTTCGCCAAGCACCACCATTATTCGTGACATCGAACACTTCCAACTCAATGAGACGGTTCACGTGAATAAATGGATCAGTGAAGACTTTAGTCTCCATCAAAATTTTACCTAAATTCGTCATCTTCATTTGTTCTCTAATTGCATTTCACTTAAGTTCTTAAAGTATTTTTCATCCAATTCAGATCCAATGAATTTCCTTCCAGTCTCCTTACAAGCAATAGCTGTCGTCCCACCGCCGAGGAATGTGTCTACTACCAGATCACCCTCATTTGAGTGTTTCTTGACGAGTTCTTCGAATAATTTGATGTTCTTTTGGGTGGGGTGAAACCTATTCTTACCCCCTTGGATCGGGAACTTGTATATACCGTTATCATACTCCCCATTGAAGGTTGGTTTTCCTTTCTTTACCCCCAAGAGTGCAATCTCCCGGGAGTTTGTCAGATAATTCACACGGGAATTGATAGGTTGTGGATTTGTTTTGATCCATTCAATAAAACGCAACTGTTTGAACTTGTGTTTCTCCATGAGTTCCTTGAGATGTGACAACTTCCAAAGATCGAAGAAGATGATACACGTCCCACCATCCCTCAACTTTGTATAGTACAACTTCACGAACTCTTCGAGAGTATCCATCGTAAAATTTTCATCCCATTTACCATAATTTGTTTTCACACTATACTTGGTCCCATAGATCGTTCCATATTTCATGTAATTCTCCATCGCACCAGGTGTGGTTTTTGCAGCCTCATTTTCTTCGAGATACTTGTTCCACTCCTCTTCAGTCTTTGTGAGATTCTTCCCAGATTCAATTGCATCGTGGAGAATGTTCATACCTGTTTCATGTGAAATAATATAAGGTGGATCAGTAAGAATTAGGTCTATGGATTTATCATCCAGTGAATTCAGGAGATCAATTCCGTCACAATGACGGATGTCCATATAATTTATATATCAATAAATCTTTAAAGCCATTAAAATATATAAAGATTTTAAGTATCTTACAGATAGTATATGCTGACTCTCGCTATCGCAAAACCCACACGCCTACCTATCACCAACCGTTCTCTCCCCGAGTATGAGAAACTCAAGACCAGTCTCAAGAACTCCACAGCTGCATATGGTGCGGCTCTATCTACGTCATACTTTATTACGCAGGGGGCGGATGTTGGTGTTTCAGCAACCCTCGGTGCTCTAGCGTCCTACACCTACATGAACCTCCTCTCGGATCATGTAGATAATATAGAGAGGTCGACATTTCAGAAGCAGATGTTTGTGCCAGTGAGCACCGCTGCCTTTGAAATGGCGTGGAATAATGCACCATTTGCGTTTGATTTTGATTATGGAGCTACATTCGTAGGATTTTTGGCGTATAAATTTGCGTTGACGTATGTCTTATTTGAAACGATTCGAGATATGATTATTGAAGACAATACTATTGACGAAGATTTCTGAGTTTATTTCCGTGTGTAGCGTCGATTTCGTCGCCTTTGGTTTGCACGTTTTCGTTTGCGTATGGTGCGCAGTTCGTCAGTTGCTTCCATTATTTCTTTCCATCTCCATATCTCACGTTGCATGTCGGGGCAGAGCGGGGCGGTAGCTTGTAAAAATGCGAATTTGACAGCGTCACTCATTTCAACTTGATTTTATATATTTTTATTAAAAACTTAGGTTACATCTCCCCAAACTGCAGAAAGTTGTCGATCTTGCGTCCGATGCTCTTGCCAATGCCAGCAACTTTGTTGGGACCCTTGGCAAGTTCCTCACCGGAGGTCACCTCAAAGTCAAGGTTCTTGATAGCTTGGGCAGCCTTCTTGTAGGCAGCCTTCTTATGAACATCTGACTCTCGGGCAGCCACCTCACCAAGGGCATCGAAGATGCACTCATTGGTCATAGGAGGCTTCTTCTTGAGTTCCTCGAGTCTTGAAATCAATCCAGTCTCGAGAAACTCATCAATCTTCTTGGCGATGCTCTTGCCGATGCCAGCGACCTTGGTCTCTCCCTTGGCGAGAGATGCACCATCCACGATGGTGTAGGGGATGTTATCGACAGCCTCGGCAGCCTTCCAGTACGCCTTGCTCTTGAAATCATCCATCTCAAGGTCGGAGAGTTTCCGGAGGGCATTGACGATCGCGGCATTTCGGGAGATGTGGAAGTCATCCTCATCATCAGACTCCTCGTCCTCGGTGCTTGCAACTGATTCGGTGTCGGACTCGTAGTCCTCGGTGCTTGCAACTGATTCGGCGTCAGACTCGTAGTCTTCATCCAACTCATCCTCGAGGTCCTCGATGACTGCCTTCAGATTGAAGATTTCAATCTGGTAATCGGAGGCATCTTCGTTGAGTTCTCGGACTTCCTCGCGGAGGAGCTTGTTCTCGTTCTCGAGCTTGGCAATGTAGGCGGAAATAGTAGAAGCGTTCATGGTGTTTCGAAAGTGAATGTTTTTACATTGAGGTGGACCCACTTAGGTTTTCAAAAGAATAATAATGTGAATGTAAAATATGCTACTAGTGTTCGCCATCGTTATAACAGTTCTAGCATTTGGATTTTTATTAGTGACCAGAAAAAAAAGCGAACCCGAAAGAGGATCTAAAAGCGCTCGTTGGACGGTCACCAGTTAAATAAAATATTGTTTTCTATAAATGTTAACTGTACTTAGACCACCTACACCTCCCCCCATCAAAAAGGTCAATCCAATCAAAAAGTTCATCATGAAAGTTTTCAAAATCAAGGAGATTGATTATGAAAAGTTCCGTAAGGAGGATAAATGGGCGATTAAAATCAAAGGTGAACCACCTCGAGAGTAAAGTTTTTATCGAATTTACCTAGACGAATATTCCCATCGTCTACGAGCTTCTTAATTTTCATCCCAGTCTCCAAGTGATCCCCTAACTTGTATTCCCCGGGGACATCCGGCATGAATGCCATCAACGTGACCATCTTCTGATTCATCGTGAGTTCTTTGTTTTGAAGCAATTGCTTAATGTATGGTGGGAGACTATCCACGTTCATTACATTATATGAGGATATTTTCTTTAAACATTAAAATCTTCTAACTTTACTCTCTATCTCCTTCGCATACCCCCACTGCCCCGCCGCGCGGATGGCGTCCTTCGTTCTGCCTTGCATCTTTGATAGTGACTTCCCCTTTTTTAGGTTTAAAAGGGCACGATGAACAGTTTCATTCCTGATCGATAATTTTCTTTTTCCTATGGCAAGCGCCTTCTGATCCTCCACCTCTAAAACTGGAACTTTTTTGGATCTCATATTTTCGATTTCCTGCTTTGCCGCAAATAAACTGGTTCGTAAAAACTTAGTACTTTTGGTGAGCTCGTGGACCTTTTGGTGAAGGTCACAGTTCTCAGCCTTGATGAACCGAAGTGACGCTCGTTGTTTCTTCATCTTCGCATCAATTTCGAATGAGTTTTGATTTCGGAGATCTACAATTTCCTTTTGAAGGGCTAAT